GAGCAGCGTACTGGGGAACAAGGGGTCAACGGGTAAGTGGCGCAAGATACGTGAGCGAATACTTAAACGCGACGGGTACACATGCCAGGAATGTGGCAACGAAGGCAATTCGGTCGATCATATAATCCCAAGAAGTGCAGGTGGAAGCGACGACGACTGGAACCTTCAATGCTTATGCGTTAAATGCAATTCAAGCAAGGGTGGACGGTTTTTTAATACACCTAAGACACCCCTGACCCTTCATGGAATAGATTCCCCCCAAAACAACTCGAAAAGCCATGAGAACGACTGAGAAGCCCTTGAAAGGTCACCAAATGCCCTTAGAAGCCCTCAATAGCCCTCAATCGGTTTTGGGTAGGGACGCAGAACCCAAAAACCCGCTAATCGGCGTACAAACGCCCAGAATCCACACGCCATTGAACGATTTGCCCTCACGCGGGGGTGAATTGATCGACCTGGCGACCAGCCTGGGTATCGATCTCATGGAATGGCAGAAATTTGCCTTGATTCACACGCATAAGGTCAAACCTGACGGGCGTTGGGCAAGCCCAGTCAACACGATTGTCGTTGCCCGCCAAAACGGAAAATCATTCCTGCAACTGATCAGAATTCTGGGCGGTCTTTTCCTATGGGACGAAAACTTGCAGATTGGGTCAGCCCATAGACTTTCGACGTCGCTGGAACAATTCAGGGCAATGGTTCAGATCATTGAGAAAAACGATTCATTGGCAAAACAGGTCAAAAAGATTCGCTGGCAACATGGCGGCGAAGAAATCGAAACAATCACGGGCAATCGGTTTATTGTGCGGGCAGGCGGTTCAGCTGCTCGCGGCGTTTCCCGACCTTCGACAATCCACCTGGACGAATTGCGTGAAATGACGGACATTGAAAGTTTTGCGTCGCTGCGATATACCCTTATGGCTGCGACGAACCCAATGGTCATGGCGTACACAAACGCAGGCGATTCCAGTTCGATTGTGTTGAATCAATTTCGACAACGCGCAATCGCCAGCATTTCAGGCGTTGCCGACGACATTGGGTACTTCGAATGGTCAGCGCCGACGGACGAAATCAGTGTAGAAAACGCCAGGCATTCAAACCCGTCAATGGGCAGACTTATCCATGAGGACAATATCAGAAGCGTTTTGAACGACCCGCCTGACGTCGTAATGACGGAAGTGTTGTGTCGCTGGGTGGTGGCAATCAATAGCGCGGTGGACGCAACTTCGTGGGGCAATTGTCTGGACAAATCCGCTGACCTGGACATTGACAAACTGACCTGGTTGGCGATCGATCTTTCACCAGATAGAAAGCACGCCAGCCTGGTTGGCGCTCAGAAAATCGGCGGTGAACAATTTGTCGTGAAGTTGTTGCACACCTGGCAAAATGATCTTCAACTAGACGACAAGGCAATTGCCAACGACCTGGCAGATTACGCTCGCAAATATCCAACCGAATACGTTCTATTTTCCCGCAAAACCAGTGCAGCCGTTGCAGCCAGGCTTGCACCCGCTGGCATTCCGATTTTCGACATGGACGGCGTCTACCCGCAGGCGTGCGACGAAATGCTGAGTGCGATCAATAGCGGTCGATTGAAACACAGGGGTCAAAGTCAACTTTCGGAAGAAGTTTTGGCAGCCGTTCAATTGCGTCGTGGGGACGGCGGCTGGGTTATAGGTCGAAGGGCGTCACAGTCGGTTGTGTGCGCTGCCGTCGCCGTCGCGCTTGCGACACATTTCGCGACACGCCCAGAGAATGATCTTGACATAATGGTTGGGTGAACTTATAACCCTGCCACAATTCGGTCATGGCATTTTCAGATTTGTTCACGCGTAAGGTTGACACTGCCGTTCCAGTGGAAGCCAGCAACGTAGACGCGGCTGCAATTGCGCCGTATTACAGTGAAGTAGGAAATCTTTTCCTATTTGGCGGCGTAATTACGGCGTCACGCGCCGAAGCAATGAGCGTGCCAACGTGTGCGCGGGCGTTGAGCATTATTCAAACAATCGGTTCATTGCCAATGCACACACGCAATGAAGCCACTGGCGAAAAGGTCACACAACCGCGCGTGATCAACCAACCTGACCCACGCATTCCAGGGACAACGTTTTGGTCATGGATTATTTCAGATTTGTTCTTTTTTCCGAATGCTTACGCATACGTTATGGAACGTTATGCCGATACAGGAAAAATTCGTGCAATGGAGCGAATCGCACCTGAGCGCGTAACCATTCAGACAAACGGAATGGGTTATGAAATTGTTTCCTATCAGATCGACGGCGCTTACGTTGACCCAGCGAACCTGGTCGTGTTCCAGGGTACGCAAGAAGGTTTGCTTAGTCGGGCAGGTCGCACGATCAAGGCAGCGGCAGCACTAGAACGCGCAGCAATGAATTTTGCAGTCGAACCAATTCCACAAATGGTTCTAAAATCAAATGGCACATCATTGCCAGCCGATCGCGTTTCGAAATTGTTGACCGCCTGGCGCACCGCGCGAGCGAATAAGTCAACTGCATTTTTGAACGCTGACGTCACACTTGAAACATTGGGTTACGACCCAAAGAATTTGCAGTTGAACGAGGCACGCAATTACGTCGCACTCGAATTATCACGCGCTTGCGGATTGCCTGCATATTTCACAGATAGCCAGCAATCAAGTTTCACCTATTCCAACGCCTTAGACAAAAGGCGCGACCTCGTCGATTTTGCGTTTAGAAATTACATGTCGATTATTGAACAACGTCTTTCATTTGCAGACTTCACCCCAGCTGGTAACCGTGTTTCATTTGATCTTGACGATTTCTTGCGTGGCAATCCTTACGAGCGCGCGCAAGTGTACGAAATCCTAAATCGAATCGGCGCAATGTCGATTGAAGAAATACGCGAGGAAGAAGACATGCTGCTATGAAAAAAGTTATAACACCAATGCAAATCACTGCGGCAGATTCCAACAGTCGCACAATCACCGGTCGCATTGTCACATTTGAAGAAACTGGCAACGCGTCAATCGGCAAGGTGCAATTCGCAGCGGGTTCGATTGAACCAACCGCCGTTTTGCTTAACCTGGAACACGATCGCACACGTCGCATTGGCAAAACACTTTCGATTGAATCGACGGAACAAGGAATCGACGCAACGTTCAAGATTGCGGAAACAACCGCAGGCAATGACGCACTGATCGAAGCGCAAGAAGGATTGCGCGACGGATTCAGCGTTGAAGTTTCATTTGACGAATACGAAACACTCAAAGACGGCACAGTTCGCATTTTGGCTGGCGAATTAACTGGCGTCGCATTAACTTCAGAACCAGCAATTCGATCAGCCCGCGTGGAATCAGTCGCCGCGACAGAAGACGAAATTTCAGATTCGACAACCGAAACTGAAGCACCAAACCCAACAGAAGGAGAAGACGAAGTGGAAGACACCGTCAAAGACGCTGCAACCGCCGAAACGGTTGAAGCCGCCCAGTCAATCACCGCAACTGCAAACGCAGTTGGTGGTTTCAAATCAGCACCTCGCATTGAGGTCACCGCTGCGAAGTATCTTGAGAACAAGGTTCTTGCTGCAACAGGTGACGAGAATGCACGCCAGTACGTTCTTGCCGCAGACAACACAACAGACAACGCTGGACTAGTTCCAACACGTCAGTTGAGCGAAGTCATCAACGGACTATCAACAACAATCCGCCCAAGCATTGACGCGATTTCTCGCGGTGCATTGCCTGACGCGGGAATGACATTTGAAATTCCAAAAATCACAGTTGCACCAACGGCTGCAGTTGTTGCCGAAGACGCAATCTTCAACGAAACAGATCAAAATTCTGCCTTCTTGAGCGTGGACGTCAAAAAATTTGCGGGTCAGCAAAAATTTAGCGTGGAATTATTGACACGCACTAGCCCATTGTTCTACGACGAATTACTTCGTAATATGGTCGCGGCAATGGCTAAAGCCCAGGATAAGTACGTCAATGATCAACTCGTTGCAGGCGCAACCGCTGACGCAACAAGCATTGCAACCTATCCAACTGCCGCTGAATTGCTAGGCGTTATCGCTCGCGGTTCTGCCAGCGTTTATGCTGCAACTGCGGGACTTGCAAATCCATTTGCACGCAACATTCTGGTCAACACTTCACAGTGGTCAAACCTTATGTCGCTCAACGATTCAGGTCGTCCGATCTACAACGAAGTAACAAACCCAATGAACCAACCAGGTTCAGCAACACCTGGTTCATTGCGTGGACGCGTTGCCGGACTTGATCTCTACGTCACTGCAAATACATCAGCAACAACAGACATTGACGATTCAATCATGATCATCAACCCTGACGCTTATACATGGTACGAGGGAACTTCATACCAGTTGCGCGCAGAATCAACCGCTGACGGTTCAATAACAGTCGGCGTCTATTCGTTTGGTGCGGTGGCGACAAAAATTGGCGCTGGCGCGTTCGGCGTAAACAAGACCTGATAACAACCTAATCATGCGGCGGGTTCTCCCGATCTCGCCGCAGCAGATCGAGAGGAAACGCTCATGCCTAGTATTGTCACCGCAAGCCAACTGCGAACAGTTCTAGGCGTGAGCGTTTCACTTTATTCAGACAGTTACCTGGACGAAATTATTAACACGTCCGAAAACGTGATTTTGCCAATGCTGGTGGCAAATACTTCAGCAATCAATTCATACAAACTTGAATCAAACGTTGCCTATTTCTACACGCAACGCAGTCACCATTTTGTCGCAGGTCAGTCAGTGATTGTGACTGGATTGCCTGCGCCATTCACTGCAACACACACGGTTATCACCGCGACTGAGTATTCCTTCACCGCTGCATTGACTTCAGCAAATGTCACATTGCGCGAGATTATTCCAATGGGTACGGCAACACTTTCAGGCTATTCAGCCGCCGACATTTACGCAAATACCCCTGCAATCGAATCAGCAATTTTGGCAGTTAGCGTTGAAGTATTTCAATCACGCGTCGCAGCTGGTGGACAGATCGAGGGCGTGGATTTCACTTCGACGCCTTACAGAATGGGACGCAGTTTAACCAACCGCGTGAGCACTTTACTTATGCCTTACCTGGACGTTGAAACGGTCGTGCAGTAAGTGCCAGCCAATGCCATTTCCGAAACCCGCGCAGCCCTAGCCAACGCATTCAGCGCACTAGCGGCGAACATTTATCCCAGCGTACCTGAAGCGCCAATCCCGCCAGCAATTGTCGTTGTGCCTGATTCGCCTTACATGGAAGTTGTTTTGATTGGCAAGGCAAAAACCCAGGTCAAACTTAATTTTGCAATCTCAGCAATTGTTGCGTCAAATAGCAATGCAGGTTCATTGGACAACCTGGAAAAACTCATCATGGGAATTCTTGCGGCAATGCCCGCAGGATACGTTGTTGGTCAAATCGAAAAGCCGACGGTTCTAGAAGTAGGTCAAAGCCCAATGCTGGTCGCCGACATCAACGTTTCAACTTACTACACACAAACAACATAGGGGACAAAATGCCAACGACAATCATTACTGGTCGCGATTTAGTCGTGACCATTGCAACCGTTAATTACGACGCGCAGGCGACCAGCGCAACACTTGCCAACTCACCAACCGTCGAAACCTACCAAACGCTAGACGGCAAGGCATACAAGCACATTGACGATCAATGGACATTTGATATGTCAATGCTTGCAGACTGGGGCGCAGCAAGTTCATTGTGCGAGGCACTATGGACGGCTTGCGAAACTGCACCAAACACAACATTGGCGGTTTCACTTACTGCCGTAACAGGCGCAGTTTTTGCCTTCAACGTTATGCCAGTGTTTCCTTCAGTCGGCGGTGCAGCACCAGACGCACAAACCGTTGACCTATCATTTATTGTTGTCGGAACACCTTCCGAAACATTCTAAAACCTAACAATCGGGAGAAAAAATGAAACTACCAATAACAATTGAATACAACGACGGGGCGCAGGCGACCTACACGGCTGCGCCGCCTGAGTGGGTTAAATGGGAAAAGCACACAGGTCACACGATCAGCCAGGCACAGGAAAAGATCGGCATTTCGGATTTGGTCTTTTTGGCGTATCACGCCATGAAACGTGAAGCCGCTGGGAAACCAGTCAAGCCAATCGAAGCCTGGACTGAAACCATTGCTGAAGTAATGGTTGGTGACGCAA